CAGGGCAGATGGCGCGGACAAAGCCAGGGCGATCCTTGGTGCAGGTAATGTCAAGGGCGCCGTCAATGCCACGGCCAAAGGGCATCGCCACCGACACGGCAAATGCCGCACCGTCAATGTCAGCTCTTTTTGCCTGAGCGCCGATGGCGTAGTTGCCGCGATTGTCTTTGGACTTGGTTACATGGTCGATGGTCAAGATACCGGCGCCACCGATGCGCAGTGGCTTGAGAACTTTCTGTGAGAAATGAGTAGCATCTTTATTCTTCTCAAGGTCTAGTCCAAGCAGATTCATCGCGGCATTGACGCCATCAACGACAATGAGAGTTGGCAGGTAAGCCATAATTTCGGTGCGCATAATCTCACCGATTCCTTCACCTAAAGGCTCATCAGGGTTGGCATAACGGAAGAGTTTGAACTTATCTGTCGGCACACGCAAGGTCTTGAGACGGTTCAAAATAGACCTAGCCGAATCTTCAAAGTCAAGATAAAAGACAATGTTGTTCTTCTCTAGCTCTTGGCGTATGGCTTCAAGTGCGATCCAAGTCTTGCCCGATTCTGATTCACCAAAAATGGCATTGATTTTGCCAGCGTAGAGCAAGCAGTTGCCATCTTCTCTGCGAAGCATTGAAGGTGGACTTTCCTGCTCAAGTTCGGTTTCTCCGATTTGCTTGGGTATCCACGACGAGTCTTTTAGGTTGCCCTCTTCATCGTGAAGCTGCACAAGAGAAGGCGAGTGAACTTCAAGCGTTGTGAGTTCCTTGCGTTGTTCGCCGTAGCCTTGGGCGCGAAGGGCGCGGGCAGAGGCGGTGAAATCGCCACCGTGTTCGACAAGTGTGAAGATGGCAAACTTGGAATAGGAGCGTTCTGATTCAAATTGAGTGCTCGTAGAAAAGACAAAGAACTTATCGTTGCCGGCGTGATTGGTCGTGGCACTGATGCCATCATTCTTGCCAGGCCGACGCCACGCGCTCACCTTGTCACGCGTTGTATAGACCTTTGACCAACCCAAGGGTTCTAGTATCTGCTCCCAAGTGACCTTGGCGTTGTAGTCATCACCTGGTGTGAGTCCTTCGGATTTTGTCTTGATGTCTTCAGTAATGGCGTCATTTTTAGGAATGGCATCAAAGGTGACAAAGAGTTTGTGTAGTTGATCGCGCTCGGCAACCGTCAGCGTCGGAATAGACTTGGCATTGCCGACCAGCATTGACCACGCTCCGCCTGACGGGTGGCAGGTGCCATTGGTCGGTGCGACAATGACAAAGCCACCTTCACCGCGAGTTTCGGCTAGAACATCCACTCCGCCATTTTCACCAGGGCGACGGGCAAGTTTGGTATTTCCTGGAACTTCGCCATCAATGCGATAGAGCCAATGCAACCCGCCTGATGGCGTTACTTCAACATAACCGTTGTTGATTCGATCCCACACATCCGATAGCCCTGCGTTATGAGCCATCTCTTTCAAGTCAAGATGTAGTTTGTCTGCGACTGCTCTACCTTCAAGCTCTAACATCTCCAAGTTACCTGAGACTTTGCCACAGATGACACCGACCCCTTCGGCATTGGAAAACCAGGTCAACAATTCTTCAGGTGTTGGCAATCTGTCTTGATATTGCTTCCAATTTGTTAGCGCAGGTCTCTTGGAGCCGTCGGTTGCCACAGGAACGGCGCAGATGCCGTTAGCAGCGAACTCAAGAGCCGTTCTTAAAATTTCCCCCGTCATTGCTCCCTTTCTTATTTCACAAGTCCGTCAATAATCCACTGCACAACCGGCACCGCCACCGCGTTGCCCATTTGCTTGTAACGGTGCGAATCGGCTTGGCCGTCTGTCCACCCATCAGGAAATCCTTGCAATCTTTCGCACTCTGTCGGTGTGAGACGGCGAACGACAGATGATGAATAACCGACACTTTGAATGCGATCACTCATCGGGTTTGCAGGTAAGCAATAACTTTTTTCTTCTTGGAAACTCATCGTTGATTCTTCACCTATCCCACCAACCTGCATTGTGTAAGCCTTGTCATCATTGATTGCAATACCGTGACCACTAACTCTGTCCAATGTGAACATCACCTCTCCATCTTCTCCATAACCTTTACCTTGCGGCCCTGCTTCGTCACTTCTTCCAATGACAGTTCCTTGAATCGGAAATACATAAGGCACTCTTGCTCCCCCTGTTCCCCAATATGTTGCCACTGTTGGCGAATAATTCGGATAAATTCGCACATCATCAACTCTTGTTGCTTCAAAGAGAAAGACAGTGTGGAAATTAGATGTCGCAAGTGTGAATGCTTTGTCATCACTCAAGAGAAATCCCTTTCCACCGCCAGCTTTTCCTTCTCGTTCTCTCATCAAAATAATTACTGTCGCCCTTGTGTCACCTATATCAAAAGCATTCAATGTCGGTGCTACCCCCCCCGCAACCCAAGTTTCATCATCGTCACTTGTTTGCGCTCGTTTAGATTTAACGAACCACATCAGTTATGACTGCTTGAAATCTGTTCTTATCAGGCATTCGTTGTTCGCTAGAAGTGCGAGTGATGGTGTCTGCAATATCTGATCCATCCCACCAAGTCATTGTGTCGTGCGCTCTTTGCGAGCTAAGGGTTGGACTTACTGATTCGTCGGGGAAGTCGTAGAGTTCAAAGTTTCCGACTGCGCCACCGATTCCAGCGCTTGTTGTAATGCCGGTGGAAGCGTCTTTCCCCTTCGCGTTGCTCTTCGCAAGATACCCTGCGCGGCCTTCTGCGATAGCGAGTATTTCTTCAGGTGCTCTCCCTGCGTCTCCAAGACATCCGACAATGAAGACTCTACGGCGTCGTTGGGGAACTCCGAAGTATTGAGCATCAAGCACCCGCCACGCGATGCGATACCCGCGCTCGACCAACGCTTCAATGACGACGGCCATGTCTCTTCCGTTATTTGAGGAAAGAAGACCAGGCACATTTTCGAGGATAAAAGTCTGCGTTCGTGTTTCGTCAAGGAGTCGGCAGATTTCCCAGAAAAGTCCACTACGCGTTCCCGCCAACCCTGCTCGTTTTCCAGCAACGGAAAGGTCTTGACAAGGAAATCCACCTGTGATGATTCCGTTGCTTGGATCAAAACCTGCTGCTCTAAGTTGCTCACCTGTTACCCCCTGAATGTCACCGAAAAGTGCAGCGTTCGGAAATCGCCGTTGTAAAACTTTCTGTGCGTGTTTATCCCATTCAACTGTTGCGACGACTGTGACTCCTGCTCGCTCAAGAGCTAAATCAAAACCGCCAACACCAGCAAAGAGTGAAACTGCCGTTGTCATATTGACCACCATCCCCTCAATGTTCCGCCTTGTGGACAGATATTCCAATCTGCCTTGCCTTGCTCAATCCATTCTTTGTGCAATTTTCTTTGAAACGCAAAATCTGTTTCGTGAGTATCACGCCCACAGTCAGGGCAAATGGGAACTCCTAGCGTGTAGAAAATATGGCGACATCGCACAGGCTCTCCCTTCCTTCTACCTTTGACGGATCATTGTTGTTTTCTAAATAACCTTCCTTGCGCATTTGCGATGCGATAACAGTGCCCATACGAAATGGAGTGTCGGGAAGTGAAGTCTCATAACAGCGCCAAAGAATAGATGCAATGGCGCCTTCAACACTGCTTCGACTCATAACAACTTCTTCCCCATTTCATTGACCGCAAACTCAATGCGAGCTTTGGCGATGGGGATATATTCATCCGTCATTTCAATTCCGACAAAGTTGAAACCTTCATAAATCGCCGCCTTGCCGGTTGAACCGCTACCCATAAACGGATCAAGAACGATGCCATTCGGCGGTGTCACTAAGCGACAGAGATAGCGCATAAGGTCGGTGGGTTTGACGGTTGGGTGGTGATTGGCACTTGCTTGTGTTCTCCATCTTTCACTCACGGGGTCAAGATTTTCTTTATCATTGTCAGCACCTTGCAATCCAGCGCGTCTTTGAATTGGTAATCCATCCAACCCTTCATTGCGATCCTTCTTGCTTGCCTTGGCGCAGTAGAAGAAGCGAGCGGCGCTGCCGCTGTCGGTGTAGCCGCCGCCTGAATAATCAAATCCTTCGTCTTCGTGGTAGATATTGCGTTTGCCATTTGTCGTTGCAGATTTGAAAGGAGCTGATTTTGAAGTTGGAAACAACTCAACAACCTCATCCGACCCATCGTGAATGACATTGGCGGGCCAGCGGCCTGTTACTTCACTCTCACCTAATTTTGGAATTGATGCACCATTGCCAAATTGATTTCCGTGTTGATTTGAAAAGTCATTGACATTGTTTTTTCGCACTTCATTGCCAACTCTCGTTGCGCCAATGTTCAACCCGCCCGTGCCATAGGTCAGCACATTGGCGGCGACAGTGCCGATGAGCGGCTTACGAGCGACAACGACGGGTTCGTGCGCTGGCTTGAGTGCAGTTCCCCAACCCTGCCATTGCTTCGCATCAGGACTTATTGCATTGTTAGAAAGCTGTTTGGCGCCTGTCCATTTACCAACGGTGTTACCTGTGCCGCCGTGCAAACCCCCTGTTGGTTCAATAAATCCGCGTTCATCAAGATTGTCAGTGATAATCCAATCCCATTCATCAGATAGACCAATGACTTTTTTCATTATTGTCCATTTATCTTGACTTGGATGATTATTGCTCCAACCATCTTTGCCGTCAGTCTTGTCATAAGAGCAGGCGGTAAATCCACATTCCGCATCTATTTCATTGCGAGTTTTTCCTGAATTTTCTATCTGCTCCGCGAGCCAAAGTTTGAACTGTCTTGTATGAGCCATTTCCGGTTTCTTGTCAATGGATTTGCTAATGTCAAGCGACTTCGGAAACCCGCTGCCATAAATCCACATAATCTGATCACGAATTTCAAAACCCGCATCTTCAATGGCGACGACCATTCGATGATAAGTGCGCGAGCCGCTGAAGGCGAGCAAGTGGCCGCCAGGCTTTAGAACGCGCAAGACTTCTTGCCATAGTTCAACAGAATAGGCGATGCCACTTGCATCCCAACTTTTGCCCATAAAGCCCAACTCGTATGGCGGATCAGTGACAACAGAATCAACACTGTTGTCGGCTAAAGTTTTCAAGACATCACGATTGTCGCCGTGATGGATTTCAAATGTTGCCACAAGACCCCCTTGGTTGTTGTTACTTGTGAAGTGATGGGATTTGCACCCATCGGCGCCCCGTTGCCCGCACCTTGCGACTTCTCCACATCACCGACGGAAAGGTGGCGTCAGTGATGCTCATGACCGGCAAATGAAGCGACGGAAGGAAACTTCACTTGCCTTCTTACAACTAGACCGGCTTTGCCCCAAGCTGCGCCAAGAGCGCGGCTACTTCAGGAGTGATGCCACCGCCGACAGGCGCCGCCGGTGGCGTTGCCGCAGGCGCAGGCGCAGGTGTTGCCGAGAGATAGGCGTTTGCCTTGGCGATAGCGGTGGCATCGCCTGTGGCATCTACCAAAATCCACGGCGCCGATTTGCCAGGCTTGGCAGCGCCTTGGCCGATGCGGGCTAAAACCTTCTGCCCGATTTTAGATTTCAAGGAATTGCGTAGTCCTACATTGAACCACAGAAGCGATCCGTGTTCTTTGTTGGTGTCAAGGTCAACGACATTGACTTCCACGGCTTCTGCAAGTCCGTGAATGGTCTGAATCCCTGTCTTGTATTCAGTAGGTGTGATGATGAGAAGGTGATTTGCAAGGTCTGCAACTTTCACGCTCTCGTTATTTGATGTTGGTGCTGCGAAGGTCATTCCCCCGTCTCCTTATCTACTTGTCGGTTCATTTCGTTTTCTTCGTTATTGCGTTTGATGTCGTTGATGGTTGGTTCAACTTCATCGTGGTCAAAAGTAATGTAGGCAATTTTCGCTTCTCCGCGAATGCCTAGCATCCATCCAATGACGCGAAGGATTGCAGATTGCCAGGTGCTCATTGCCTTAACTACGAGCTTGCGTGTCACCTGCACATCCCTTCGATAAATCTTTGCTAAAAGGTTGAAAGTAAGGGCAATAGTTACAGAGCCGATTTGCCACACTTGGAATCATCGCCCACATCTGCGGATTATTCTCCACATCAATTTGCGATAGTAAAGTGTGGATATTGTCCACTCGTTCTAGGGCTTTGAGTGCAACTGACTCGTCATAGTCATACAACTCTGTGTGCATCTCATCTATGGAACCGCTTGTGGGCAGATAGACCAAGGCGACTTTATTTACCTTCGCCCCTGTCTGCGCCTTGCCGTAGCCATAGAGTTGAATCTGTGTTTGATATTGAGCGCTTCCGCCTTCTTTGCGTTTGCGATCCATTTGATTAGGACTTGTCGTCTTCCAATCAATGACAATGCCGTTGTTGATGTCATAAAGGTCAACAGTGCCGGTCAAGTTGCCGCGAATGGTGACTCGTTGCTCAACTTCGTAGCCTTCAATCTTGCGAAAGACATCGGCAAGGTAGCCGTGAATTGCAGAGCCGACTTGGGCGCTCCAATTCGATGCTCCTTGCTCGTTGGTCTTTTCCCAATCCAAGAGTTTGTAAGCAAGTCGCCTTGTGCAATCGTGACCCATTTCCGACGGCCCAATGACGACTTGCTTTGCTCTAGGAGTCCAGATTCCTGCCTGCGTAATTATCTGAGCCAAATGTTGACTCAAAGATTTAGCAGGCG